CGGGAACTACCAATTTGGCTTGTATCAAATTAAACCGCAAATCAATTGGAATAGAAAAGGAAAAACAATATTATGATGTCGCTGTTCGTAGGGCTTCGGAGTATTGCCACTAACGTTTTGCGTATATGAGAAGTGGCAATCATTGAGCAGCAAATTGTATTAGCCACAATTGATTCTTCTACATTAGAAGAGTTGATACAGAAAGTAACATTAGCTTTAACAGCGTAAACAAAAAGAGCTTCTGAGAAATTGGAAGCTCTTTAAAACAAATTCAATATGAAACTTCCTTTTAGAACAAAAGATTCTTACAAGCAAAGAAGAATCAAATTTTTGAATGATATGATACAATACTATAGTGAAGATGTTTTACGCAGATCAAAATCAGAAGATGGTGATTGGTGTTGTTATTTAGCATACAATGGAAACAAATGTGCTATAGGAAGATGGATTCCAGAAGAAAAATATGTTTCTTCAATAGAACGAAATGGAGTAAATGCTTTTGTACTTAGCATTCTTCCTAAAGAAATTGCTAATTTAGATAAGTGTTTTCTGCAAGATGTTCAGTTTCTTCATGATGGTAATCACAATTGGTCAAATGAAGGATTAAGCGAACAGGGAAAAAGTGAAATAGATGTTATCAAACGTAAAATCAAAGCAAACGTTTACATTAATGGAAAATAACGCTTTAGTAGCAATTCTTAAAAGGAATCAATTTAGAAAAGTTTCTAATACATTTTGGAAAAGAAGTGATGGATTTAGATTTGATGTTAAAGATGATTACTCCCTTACCTATGACGTAGATAAGTTTGGATTTTTACATCAAATACTTATTGTTTGGTTGAAATATGAAGAGTGTGTAGAACAGTTAGAAACAGCAATTAAAATGATAGAGATACAATATGAAACTAACACTAACCTATAAAGATTTTAGGAAAGCAAATATGTTCCAGAATCATCCTCTTCGTATCAAGATATATGAAGAACTAAATATGCTCCCTACATTATTGGGGAGCTTTTTATTTTTGAACAATAAAGTGTATTGTGTTCCTGCTATTCCGTTTGAAGCTTTTATTCAAAAAGCAAAGAATAAAAAGAAAGTAGGAACAATAGAAATAGAATTGGAAGAATGGGATTTTAATAGTGTGTATATACTAAGAGATAAAACAGATTGGTATATCTATGGTGTCTTTAGAACAAAAGAAAGTGCTTTAAAATGGTTAGATGAAGAATGTTTGAGTGAATGGGAAATTATACAACAAAAACTACAATAAATGAAGCTCTTATCAGAACAAAATCGTAAGTTTGAAAAAGCAGAAAAGTTTGGATATTTACAAGTGGGATTGTCTTTGAGTCCTCATACGCTCGCAAATCCTAAAATTAGTACGTGCAGTTTTTCTTCACCCTCGTGTGAATCATCGTGTTTATTTCATGCAGGAATGGGATCAACAATCAATGCTCAAAAATCTCGGATAGCTAAAACACTTCGCTTTTTAGAGAACAGAGTTGGATTTGCTAAACAAGTGAATCTTGAACTTCAATGGTATAAACTAAAAGCAAAGAGTGAGAATAAGAAGCTACTCTGTAGACTTAATGTTTTTAGTGATATTCGATGGGATAAGCTAAAAATAGAAAACGGTAAGAATATTTTTGAATTGAACAAAATGGTAACATTTGTTGATTATACAAAGCATCCTACATTAGTAAGTGAACACAAAAACTATCATCTTATATATTCAGCAGATCGCTACAACAACACAGATGAGCAGCTTATTGAAAGATTAAGAAATGGGGGAAATGTTGCGATGGTGTTTTTAAATCAAATTCCCAAAACATGGAATGGATTTCCAGTGGTAGTAGGAGATGAAAGTGATAGTGTGTGGATTGGGAAAAAGGGGGTTGTGAGTGCATTGTTGTATAAAAATGCAATTCGTAAAGGAATTTCTAACAAAGATTTAATCAAAAACAACACATTGATATATGAACCAGTTTGAAAAACAAATAGTAAACACTGATGTTTGGGAAAAAGAAACAAACGTATTAGCTTTAAAAGATATACCAAAAGAATATTTAGAAGAAGGATACTATTTGTACACAACTACCTACGATGGAGATGTGACGATGTTTATTGAACACCAAAGATTAGAAACAGATGAGGAGTATAAAATAAGGATTGATAAGCATAAAAAATCTGTTGAAAATTCTAATAAAATCATTAGTAAAATGGAATATCAAAACTATTTAAAACTCAAAGCTAAATTTGAAGGAAATGACGGATCAAATTAAAGAAAAGCAAATTGTTTCTTTTTCTAAAAAGGAATTAGAAAAAGAAGAATGGAAAGATATTTTAGGATATGAAGGAATATATCAAGTGTCTAATTTAGGAAGAATTAGATCTTTGGATAGATATGTTGCTCACTCAAGATGCGGAGCTTTATACATAAAAGGAAAGTTTTTAAATCCCACTTACGCTAAACGAGTAGGTTATTCTACAGCATTTATAAATGAATTTGGGATAAAAAAATCAAGTTGTATTCATCGAGTAGTTGCTGAAACTTTTATTAAAAACCCTAATAATTTTGAATTTGTAAAACATATAGATGGAAATAAGAGAAATAATAGAGTTACTAACTTAGAATGGTTTAGTATGATAGAATCTATAGTTGAAACCTATAAAAAAGTAAAAAAGACAAGTGAGTTTAACGGAATACATTTCGACAAACAAAAAAATAAATACATAGTTGTAATAAAACGCAAATGGATAGGGCAATTTAAAACAGAAGAAGAAGCAATTAATAAAAGAAATCAATACATTAAAGAAAATGATGTTGATTTTTACTACAAAACTAAAATTATTTAATGTTTTATTAATATGGGAGCAATAAAAAATCTTATTTTAGAAGAAGCGGGAAAATCAAATCAAGAGAGCTTTAAATTTAATCCTGAAGGGGTAGATGAAGAATTGCTCGATGTTCGTATCATTGAAGGAAAAGAATTTGTTCGATTGGAATTGATGGAAACAGTTATCAAACAATTTCTTTCTAAAGCAGGATGGGATGTTGTAGATACGAAATCGTTTGTTATAACAATACCAATAGATGATGGGACAGATAGTTAGTTATGAAGTTGCAGCATTAGCAAGAGAAAAAGGATTTTTGGAGCATTGTGATTGGAGATATACAGAATACGATGATAACAAATTAGTTAATTGGAAAGATGAACAAGTAAAAGAATGTATTGAATATGACATTACGTATGCTTATAAAGCAGTTGAAAGTCTTGCTGATTCTTATTTTCACATATTTAAACATAGAGATGATGGTTGGTATTTAGCTGCTCCTACACAATCTTTTTTACAAGCTTGGTTACGAAATGAACATAAAATTGAAATTGCTGTGCAATGGTTTGATAAAGGATATATCAAAACTGTAAAGAAACAACCATTCAAAAACAATACATATAGAATGGAAACATGGAATAGTTATGAAGAAGCTTTAGAAATGGCATTATTTGAAGCACTAAATTTAATACCAGATGAAGGATAGAGAAACAGTGAAGCATGAAAGCTTTGGTCAAATTTCTTTTACACGAACGCAGGGAAGAGGACAAACTTTTTATGGAAGTGAATTACCGCAGGATCACTATGTATCAATGGAAATTCGTCAATCTGAACTAAGCAGAGATTTAACAAGTGAATGGTATCGTTCGTATGGAGTTCCTCTAATTCGCATCAGAATGTCAAGTGGACAATTTGCAGAACTTATTACCTCTATGAATATGGGAAGAGGAATTCCATGCACAATTGAAAGATTGATGGGAAAGAAGGTGGATGAGTTTCCAGAGATTGAGAGTAGAAAGGAATTGGTTCACAGAAAGTTTGAAGAAAGAATGAAACAATTTGCTGATACAATTCGAGAAAACAAAATCAAAGCAAAGGAAATTGTGAAGAAGAAAACACTTTCTAAAGATGATGTTCGAGAACTTTCATTTCAATTAGACTTCCTTACACAGGAAATTGAGCAGAATATTCCGTTCTTTGCTGAATGCTTTCAAGAAACTATGGACAAAGTGGTATTAGAAGCAAAAAAAGAAGTGGAAAATGCTATTCAACACAAAATCAATGTATTGGGACTTAGTAGAATTACAAAACCAAAACAAATTACTAAGTGAAGGAATTAACGAATAAGTTCTATATTGTTAAAGGAGAACTGATAGCTAATATATGGAGAATCCCAACAGATGATGTAAAACGATGTGTTGAACAGGAAAAGAATTTGTATATTTTTGATCCTCATCAAGCATTTGCTTCAACTACATATAGTTTGTTTGAACTTGATAGGTACAAAGAAATTGATTCAGTGGAATTTCCTGTCTGTTATTTGGAATACCTTCCAGAAACAGATTTTGTACTTCCACAAATCTTCCAAGTACTTAGCGTAAAGCTCCATCACAACTGGATGAATCTTGGATTTGAATATTTCACTTCTCAATCTTTCTTGGATTTTCTCAAAGAAATTCAAAGCAGTGAAATTCCTGATTATACGAATCGTTGGAACGGATTTGTAACCGATCCTTACAAATTAAAAGGAGCAATCATCAGCGAACATCATTTTCCAAACAAATTTCATATCGGATATGCTCTTGGAACTTTTGAACAGGAAAAACCAATAACAACAAAAGCAATTGAAAATACACTGAAAGATTCTAAACCATTTGGTTGGAATCTTCAAAATTCTTTCATAGATTTGCTGTCACAGGGAGTATTTCTTTTCAACAAAGAATTTGTACATGGAATTTTTAATGCTGAATTTTTTGGTGCTACAATAGAAATGCTCAATAAAGTCAATCTAAGAGCATTTCTCCTTTTAGGAGTAGGAGTTGCTCATTGGAACAAGAACATCGGTTGTGAAGCAATTCTGTTTGAAGAACACCCTCTTCCTGTATTAAGAGCGAAAAGAGAATACAAAACAGATGTATTTTTGAAATTTGAACAACTAACA